GACGCTGCCATCCACATAAACTGTATTGAAGTTTGAGACGAACCATTCCAAATATTATAATAAGTACCGGCGATACGACCTGCATAACCTGATGCTGGTGTGACTGTCTGACCAGTACCACCGTTAGCAGTTTGACTCTGAACAGTATACTTAACATCAATATTCCATGAACTATCAATTACATTGTTATTATTTATTTCTGTTAAAGGTAAATATATATAATAAGGACTGTAATACCCATAATAATCAGCTGCAGCTGTGGAATTTCCACCTGCATATGAATAATGTACTGACCCACTTGATGCGTGATACCCAATAGTAAACTGAGCAAAACATTGACCATGTGAATAACTAAAGGTCTGAATTTGAGTTGTGTCCCATTGATAAGCAGCACCAAAACCACTAGTATTAGCAAGAGGATTAGTTGGGTAATTAGGATTACTTGGTGAGAATGCTGAATTTGGGCTTGATGTCATATGTGGAGAATTAGAACCCCACCATTCATTAACTGCCATGCCTACAGTTGTATTATTTACAGTCATAAATGGAGCATTTGAAGGACTGAAATCTGTTGTTGTTTCAATATTTGCAGTTGATGAACTTCCCCCACCCCAAACATCATAAGTCACAGGAGCCGTTCCTACTGCTGGTGTGCTATGATTATATGTAAATGGATGTTGATATATCGCAGGTTGTCTATTATCATATGTAAAGGGTGTTTGACCATTACTAGGTTGTTGTGCATCAGGTGTTGCTCTTGCCTGATATGTAAATGGTGTTTGACTATTAGCAATATAAGGAGTTTGAGAACTACTTGGTTGTCTATTCTGATATGTAAATGGTGATTGACTATTTGCTATATAAGGTGTCTGACTGTTAGCAGCATATTCAAATGGGTATGGTTGTTGTGCTGATGCCTGATATGGATTTTGTGCATTTGCAATATACGGATATGGTTGTTGTGCATTTGCTATATAAGGTTGTCTTGCATTCGCAATATATGGATATGCCTGTTGAGCACTCGCAATGTAAGGTGTCTGATAACTTGTAGGATTCCTGTATAGGGCAGGATTTCTATTACTATATGTAAACGGTGTTTGACTATTTGCTATATAAGGTTGTTGTGCATTAGCAATATACGGTTGTTGTGCATTCGAAGGTTGCCTATCATTGAAAGGCTGTTGAATGGTCGTACCAGTATTTACATAAATCTCGTCTGACATGATTCTATATCACAAACCATAAGTGACCTGATGATGTCGAACCAACTCCAGATGGAACGCTTGCTGTTATCGTTTTGTCCATCACCACATTATCACCACTTATTTTGACACCTTCTGCTGTATTCACACTGATATTTATATCACCGTCCAAAGGGTCGCCGGTGTTAGTATCATATGTTTTTGTTAAACCTGCTTCGGCATTAATGATTGCATTGACTCTATCGTCTGTAAAATATTTCGAATTACTACCTTCTGATACTGAGTCTGTTGTGTTTGTTGGATTAACAGGTTCCCAATATTGATTCGCATTATCCCATGCCAAGACTTGCCCAGCAGCTGGAGTTGTTGTATAATTAACATCACTCATACCTGAAACTGAATGATTTGAAACACTAGAAACGGTACCAGTCAATGCACCTGTTGAATTTTCTAAAATTTTAGTTCCGTCATCTTTCATGACATCACCTATTACATTTCCTGTCACTGCACCATTTAATGTTGTTGCAGTAATAGTTGTTGCATGTAAACTCTGAAATCTCTTTGATGAAGAACCTAATGTTCTAGTATTATCTGAATTAGGCATTATATTTGTATCTACAACACCATTGATTGATACTGTATCACTTGCATCACTTCCTAAGTCTACATTTCCTGTAAAACTTGCAGTTGTTCCTGTGATACCACCTGATGACAAAGTACCTACTGTTGCAGTTCCAGTGACTCCTAAAGTACCACCAACTGTTGCATTACCAGTAATGGTTGCATTACCACCTATTGATGCATCATCGGCTACTTCTAAATCATCTGTTGATTTTAAATGTTCTGCTTGAACTGTTCCTGAGAATGTTCCATTCACTGCACTTGTTAATGAACCACTTGATAATGATGCAGTTCCGTCTGAGATGATTGGTGCTTGAAACCTTTTACCAGCGGCAGTTGCAATAATATCACTTTCTGCAAAAGTTCTTCCTGCTAGTTGTAGATTAAATCCACCTTGTAGACTTGTTGTAGGAGAAGAATTATCTCCTTGAAGTATAACACCATTTGAGTTAGTATTATAGATTGTGTTCTGTAATGTTTCTGTAAAGAATGAAAGTATTGCCGCTGATGTTGCAGTTCCTTCAAAAGAACCTGTGTATGCATAGATTTGAATCAAATCATTAACACTTGCCGGTGATATCAACTGTATGTTATAATAGAAAGCACCTGCAAGTCCACCAACTTGCCAATCACTTGCTTCTTCTAGTAATACACCATTCTTAAATACCTGAACTCTATTTCCTTTGTATTTAAGAGTATTACCATTTGCATCTGCACCTGTAAATGTTTGTTGTCCTGCAGTTGCAGTATATCTGTATCTTCCAAAGTAGAATGCTTTATCTTCAACTGCGTTAACAGCATCGACTAGATTTTCACCTAATGCAGGTCTTAATCCTGAAACCTCACCCACATCTACGGCAAGTTCATTATACTTCAGTCTAAATTCATCTATTGTGCTATAATTGTCTACTGTTTTAGCCATTTAACTTTCCTAATATATCATGAAGTAGTTCTTTAATTTCACCTACCTCACCCTTTAAATTATTTATCTCGTTTGCTTGATTTTGAAAACGAATTTTCCTTTGTTTTGCAAGTTTCCACTGTTCAATATCTGTATTCACAATTGCTGATGATTCTTCGTCTCTTCCGAGATTAGAATGACCTTCAACTTTTGCATACTCATTCATATTATGTTGCCAATGCAATACATCTTAATGCCGCTACTAACGGTATTTCTGCTGTATTTGTTCCTTGTCCTACAACTTTAATAGCGAATGATGAGAATTCTGCAAGACCTTCTGCAGTATAATCATACTCTTTAAAGTTTCTTGCATCTGATTCTAATGTTGCATCTGGAGAACCATCAGTGTTGAAGAATTCCCAACCTAAATCATCCCAAGGAGATGACTCATCATTCTTTAGAATCTTAAACATAAACTTGATGTCTGTTGTCACAGGTTTAAATAAATCTGCTGTGACTCTTAATGCAGTTGCAGGTGTTTTTAAATTCACCTTTCTTGTACAATATACCATTACATTGTTATCACCTTCAGGTTCAGTTGATGCAACATATACTGTTCCGTCTGGTAATGAATTTGTAGTCTTATCAAGTTTCTTAGATGTTGCACTATCAATATTGTTCAATCTATTCATAATACCAATAGCACCTAATGTTCCTATATCGATTACAGGTGACAAGTTAGGATTGAATGATTGTAATTGCAACTGAGCAGTAAATGATTTTGCACCACCATTGTAGGCAGATTCATTTACTGGAGATGAAACAACATGAGAACTACCAAAATGACTGTTATCATTTATTGTTATAAATTCTGTTATTGATTTCTTAACATGGTTTGTTCCACCTGCATTATAACCTTCTGGAGATTGCATTGCAGACATATAGACACTTGAATATATTCTTGTATTTTTAAACTGAACACTTGGTATCATAGTATGCAATGTATCAAAGTAATAGTTTCTTGTTGAAGTTGCAACTGAACCACCACTTACTGTTGATGCTGGTGCAGTATAACCTGATACAAAGTGATAAGCAGATACATCTGGTGTGACGCAGAATGAATCAATTCCAATTTCTTTAATTGCAGTAAATGTTTTATTAAGTGAATCTATTGGAACTCCACCTAATGTGTCACCGATTGATGCAACTCTAACAGTTAAGTCATGTGTTGATTCAAAATCTGTAAATGTTATTACATCACCAACGGCATGTCCTTGTCCTGGGTCTGATATTAATACACTTGATATTGCACTTGAACCATCTGTAGTAATACTTACTACCATATTTTGTCCTGAACCATCTGTGGAATCTTGTGTGACATCATTAAATGTAACCGAAGAACTTGGTGTTCCTGATAACACGAAGGTATCAATTGTTAAGGCAGAACCTTGTTTATCTCCAGTTAATCCTGCAAGGACTACACTAGAATTAGGTGTATACATTCCATGTGAATAGTTATACACTTTAACAAAGTTTTTACCTGTCATTGATTCTACTGGATTATTCTGTAGTTTATGTGTTGGTAATGCAGCGTTATTAAATCTTAAATCAGGTGTTTTAGATACATCGAATGAACATATTTTCATATCAAACTTCATATCATCTGTTTGTTCTGCAGTCCATGTTGATGCATTTTGTGATAAGAACAATGAACCTGCATAAGGTTGTCCTGATATTGTTTCACCAGTTATAATATCTGGTTCACCCATTCTTGAAATGAATACTTCATAATCATTTGAGTTAGATAGAACTACAAAACACATTTCTGCAGCTTCTTCTATATAAACTGGTGATTCGAATGTAAATGTTGTTGCAACTGAACCGTCTGCAGAAGTATTAACTTCTCCTGGATTTTTAACTACTACTGAGAATGGTAATATTACTTGACCTGGATATCCGTTTACCATGTTTCTAATTTCTACTGATACAGGTAAGTTATCTGACTTAGACGCAAAGTATAAGTCTATAGATGACATGAACATTCCACCTTGTGGTTCACACATAAATGATTGTGCTAATGGGTCTTTCCAACCACCTCTTCCACCACCATCTAGTCTTGTAATGAATCTTCTATCTGTAAAGTCAAGTGCTGGGAATCTCTCTAACTGAGGAGGTTGTATCGGTGCTTCAATAGGAAGTTGAGGTTCTTCTACAGGTGGAACAAACGGAGAACTATCTGGTATTGGGTCAGTAATTACTGGTTCAACAGTATCTACTGGTATTTCTGGTGCATCTGAATCCCATTCAGTAGCATTTATATTCTCACCTCTTCTTGTAAACTGTCTCTCACCTCTTGTTCTTTCTGTAATAACTCGACCATTTCTTGTAGAAACGATTTCTGTTTGTGAAGATTGTAATAATCCTTGTGCTTGATATATAACACTAGCAGAAGATGCTGGGTTAGACAAGTTGAATGATGATGAAGTAATAAACATCTCTCTCATTCCTGAAGGGAATCTTTGTGAATTGTTATTAGGCAATTCAAAGAATGCACGACATCTTCCGTTTCCGTTTGTTTTAAGACCTGAAGTGACTGTTGTTCCACCATCTTGTGAGAACTCAGCAGAAAATGGTCTTACAAATTTGTTTACATCCATATTATCAAAGAAACAGAAATGATTTGAACCTGGTTTTAGGTTTGTTGCATCTATCTCAATTGTTCTGGCACGCATGAAAGGTATCATTGATACTGATACGACTCTATCGTTTCTTGTTTCTACAAAGTCTTCAACAACACTTGTTGTGACACCTGTTCTTGTTTGTGTTTCAGGTGTTTCTGTAATTTCTCTTGTGACTTGTAAACCTGCAACCCATTCACCACCTTGTGCTGGGTCTCCTGACCACGAACCATTTGATGTTGCTTGAACTTCTGAACTTACTGCAGATGGTTCACCTGCCCATGTTGTTTGCCAATTATTCCAGACTGTACCTAATGCATTACCATTTCCGGCAATAACTGCATCGAAGTTTCCTTCTCTGTTAACTCTGACTTCTGGTAATTGTTCTGTATCTTGCCAGATATCAGTTCCAGGAGTTAGTTTAAGTTGTCCGTCAAAAGCAAATACATGATATGGATTAACATTTAATTGTCTTGATGCTTTGTCTTGATTTACATATGAAATTTGTGAGAAAGGTAATGTAATTAAATCACCAGTTTGTGTATAGTCGTTTGATGCATTTGTATCTAATTCAATATCAAAGAATTGTGAATATGATTTAGGTCTCATAGCACCTAATTTTGCATCAATAGATACATTATAGTCTGGATGATTTACATCACCAACTCTATGACCTCTGAAGTTATCTACTAAGAAACCTGATTTAAATCTATCAAATCCGTCTGCATCTAAAATTTGTTTTGTTTGAGTGTCTTTCTCTAATAAAGACAATGCAGTAATTCTTTCTAGGTTTGTAACCCTATTATTAATCTTACCGATATCTTTCATAGTATATCGTCTATGGTCATGTGACCTTACTCTGATATCTTTTAAACTATTTGTATAAGGAGGCAATCTCAATTCAAACATTTCGATTGCATCATCAATTCCTTTTGGTTTGGTTGGTGTCAATGAAGGAATACCTGTTGATACCATGAACTGACCTGTCTTGTGCATAAACACTTTATCAATTCTTCCTACATAGAAACTAATTGCACCTGTGACACTTGAACCGTGAACAGGTGTATCTACTGCACTTGCACTAGATAGTGATATGTTTGTTCTACTTGGTGCAAAAGAACGACCTAAATCATAAGAGAGAGGAGAGTATCTAGCACCATTTGTTGTGTCTGATAAATCTAATGGACTTACAACATTATGTTGTGAATCTGTTTTAAATGATGATTGAGCAAAGACTTGACCAACACTAGGTCTAAAGTCAACACAATCTGAAAGTTCAAATGTTCCGTCTGGTTCTAAACCACCTAAGTCAACTCTACTTGGAGAGAACACAGGTATATCTTTATAATTAATATTACTATATGAGTTTACATCATAGAAATCACCAGCATTCGCTGCTGTAAAGTAATCAAAGACTATTAGAATGCTTCCTTGAGGAACAGGTTCACCACTTTTGAGTGTTAATTTTGCTAAGTCATAGAAACCATCTCTCTGACCATCGTCAAAGAAGTATCTACTTGTAATGTCTGGAGAACCAGCATGTACATTTGATAATGTTGCAGTTGCACTTGAAGTTGCACCAGCTATTACTTCAGTATTAATAAACCTTTCTTCTGTTATGTAATAGAAATAACTTGTAGCTGTACTACCATTTAATGTGACTAATACTGCTCTTGCATCTGATGACTGACCAATAATTACTTCGTGTTCTTGAAAACTTCCTGATGTGACTGTTAATGTTGCATTAGGTGTTAAAGGTGTATTATCAACTCCTTCGAATATACCCCTTACTCTAAATGCATCTGAGACACCAAGTGATATTTCTTTATTGTCATAATTAGTTCCATAGAAACCATTTCCAAGACTATCTTTACCACTAACTTTTAAACATCTGTTTTTGTTTAATGTTTTATCTCTGTTTACAGGAGTATTAATGTCAACTGTAAATGTGACTTTTAATACTGCATCGTTATCATCTGAAGAAAAACCACCAATTGTTAATGTGTTTGTTCCTGCAGTTTTTGTATAATCTTCAACATTTAACTGGTCTCCGATATTCTTTGCATTACCACCAGCATTATTTCCTCTTTCAATAATTGCAATTGTTAAATCATCTGTATTAGGGTCATTTGAATCAAAAGATTCTCCTGAAGCAACACTAAGTTGGAAAGAACCTGAACTAACTGTGACTGTTTTTTGTCTTCTTACTTTTACTTGGTCAGGAACATGGTCTGAAACCCAATCTCTAGGCCAACTGAATATACTTGCAGTCTGTTCTTGGTCAATAATTTTAACTCTTTGTCTTGTGACATTTCCTTGGAAACTACCAAGGTTAGGAGCAACCCCTAAAGTAGCCGTTATATTATCGGTTACTGATGCAATCGCTCTTGTTTGTCCTGTACCAGCAGGATTGTAAACTAAATCACCTTCTTTTAATTCTCTTGTAAATGCTGTACCAAAACCTGTCAATGCAGTAGAACCATTTGTAAATTGAACTGTTCCTGTTAATACAAAAGCTGAATTCGTCACTAAATCTGCAGTAAAGTTTTCTCTACTTGCAGCGTTTGTTGATTGAAAGATAGAACGAACTCTATCGATATTATATGTTCTTACTGCTGTGATTGCACCATTCGTTTTAGTTGTTGAAGATACACCAACAGACCTCAGTCCATAACCTACTGTAAATTGACCAACAACATCATGCAACATATAAAGATTTAGTGTTGAATCACAAATTGCCACAATACCAGTTGTACCTGTTGGTACTCCATTATTGACTTCTTCAATTCTGTCTCCGACTGAGACTTCGTTAGCAGACGAAACACTACTTTGAGATAACTGTGTGAACATCTTAATGTCAAACATGGATAAATCCCATTGACCATTTTCACTATAGACATTACCTGTATCTGTACCTTCATGTAGTACAATATCTCTTACTCTTGCAAGTCCAATTGGGTTCTCAACATTCTTAGCACCTTGAACTCCTACTTTACTAGGTAATAATTCACATGTTTGAAATGGGTCTTGAACATCTGTTCCTGATTCATTACCAAATTCAGGTAATGAATGTGCTTTTGTAATTCTTAATTTGTTACCTAATCTTATAGGTGTATTTGTTGAAGGAAGTGTTGATGTTGACCTTGCTTTTTCAATTGGTATTATAGAAGTTCCTATTTTTTCGACTTCATATCCTTTAACATATGCTTTACCTGGAGATACTTGCATAACAAACTTGTCTTCTTTACCACCATTTATTGAAGTATAGAAACCTCTGTTAGTAGTATCATCTAAATGTTCTCTCATTGATTGAGTAAATTGTTTTACAACGAAATCACCATTTGCATCGAATGTTCTTCTTGCAAGTGTATTTTCTATTTCATTATACATAGGTCTATTGACATGTAGTTCAATAATACCTTGATTGACTCTTGTTAATTCGATGAAGTTTGTATCATCGCTAGAAACTAATGTTTGTTTTGTTAACTTTAGTGCAATTTTAAATCTATCTGCACCTGCAGCGTTCTCGTTTGATGTTCCTGTTGCATTATCTAATAGTGTTGAGTCTTCTGCAGAACCTACAAAGGTTTCTGTTATAGAAAGACCAACTTTATAACTTGGTTTACCTGAATACTTTTCAAGTATCAATTCTTGTTTATCAACTTTAAGGAAGAATCCTCTACTAAAGACAACACCTTCTGAAATGTTTGCTATTGAAGAACGACCATTTGGTTTCTGGTCTGCTACTTCTACTTGAAAGTCATTGTTATTTGTTGAAATATCTGATACATTACCAGAACCATCCAATGTGACTAATTGTAATTCTTCATTTGCTGTGAAAGCAAAGTCATTTGTTGAATTTGTTCCTTGTTGTAGATAGTAAACAAATAGTGTTGCTTTATCATCTGTTGTTTCAGCAGATGAAGTAATAATCTTTGCAACAACACCTGATGTTTTACCTTGAATATGTAAACCATGTGATGCAGTTCTGAATGTTTCTATGTTGGCATCACCAGATGCATTTGGATTGGCAGACTTGACCTTAACAAAGTATAAGTTCATGTCAACATCACATTGAGCACCAGATACTATAGAACCTTCTTTAAAGAAGTGGTCACCAAATCTCTCTATCTGATTTTGTAAAATAGATTGGGATTGAGTTAACTCTCTTGCTTGAAGTGGTCTACCTGCACGATAAAGAACCTTTTGAAAGTTTTTATCTTCTGAGTAGTCATCATAATAGGGTGATATATTTAAATCAGTTTTCTCTGCCATTGTTTGTCCTAAATTTTAAAATGGGAGTTCTTTAACTCCCATAAATTACATTTCGATAATCAGTTTGATATCTTCAATTTGGTCACTTGCACGAGTAACCGCACCTCTATTCTCAATATACATCATTCTACCAGTATGTTTTGCAACTTCTGGATTTGCTGGAGTACCATTGATAGTTCCTATTGAACCGACCCCAATCTTGAAAATTTCATCAGCATTTGCAAAGTTTACATAACCACCTTCGTTATTTGCTATTGGTAAGTATGAAACATTAGTTCCAGTAATTGAAACAACTTTCGCTGCTCCGACACCTGCACCGTCTGCTGATGCATTGAAAACTGTGTCGTCTACTGTAAGTGAACCAATTGATGAAAGAGTCATAGTGCTATATGCTTTCATGCTTGTTGCAGTAGACCTGTTTGTTGTTCCGAATGCGAATGGGTCTTGACATAGACCAATTCTTCTGAAATCGTTATCTGTTGGGAAGTCACCTAGACCTTCTGCAAATTCTAATCTTGAATTCACAATGATGAAGTTTCCACCCAATTCTTCTACAGGGTCAGCACCATGTCCGAAAGGAGGTGATATTACTGGAGTTGCAACCCCACCTGAACCTGAACCAATACCTGTTATATTTGCAACATCAATTGATGCTTTCTTATATCCTACACCTCTTGTGGTCACATCGATTTCTCTTATACCACCTGAAACTACTTTAACAGTACATTTACCAGATGAACCATCTCCATCGATGTCAACATTTGGATATGTTCCGTTAGTATAACTAGCACCTGGATTGTCTACTTTAATATGTAAGATTGAACCATCAACAGCATTTGTTTCAACTTGATATTGTGAGGAACTATCGTTGTCTGCTGAGGAGTTCAGACCACCGTTTGTATGAGTTCCAAAAACTGATGCTTGAGCACCTAATGTTTTAACTGGTATAAAGTCGTTAGTCACAAACTTAATTGTGTCTGATGCAGAAATAGTGTACATGTATTTCCAAAGATATGGCATTCCATCTGCTGTACCTTCATCTGCAGCTGTTCCTTCAAATAGAACTGATACATCTGTTCCTGTAGGTTTGTTAATTGAACCTACAACTACACCATTTTCATCTCTTCCTGTTCTGATACATTTGTAAACATGATACTCATCTGTCAACACATAGAATCTTGCGTCATACAAATTATCTTTATCTGTTGCAGGTGTTTTTTTTGTTGCACTGTAATCATGTGAATACTCATCATAAGTTGTTCCTGATGTCCAGTTATATCTTGTCACACCATGAGATACATCTGCTGGGTCAACTTTTTTAAGTGCCAACATGTCTTCCCATGCTTGTATTTCTTCACCGACTCCGTTTGCAGGTGCAGGTGGATTGTTTTCGTCTGGCCAATCGAATGAACGACCTATAAAAACATATGTTGATGAAGCGGATTCACCAAAGTCTTCTTTAAATTGTCTCGCATTATGAACACGAAACTTTTCTGTAATAATTGCTGCCATTTTCTTAATCTCCTCAGATTATTTATTTTTTCTGTAATACTATTTATGCAGTTGCCGACTTGACATATGCATTAAATGTTAAATTAGTTCGTAAATTTTTATGATTATCATATTCTGATACATAGAACTTAGGATAGTAATGTTCTAAATCTGATATTCTCAAACCTTCTCTTATTGATTCTTCCATCAATACACTTCCTGAATTATCTTCCATTAAGATGTCGTCATTATTCGTTTCATCTTTCATATGATAAGTAATTCTGTAAGTGTTCTGTTCACTAATTGTATTTATAGTGCTAAATCGAGACCCTAAAGGAACGAAACTGACTATGCCATTTTCTGAGTTCTCTTCATCAATTAGTGTGTCTCCATCTTCCATACAGATTCTTTCATTCTCTTCTGTTCGAAGATATTTTCCTGCCAATTCTATAGACCTTTCAGTCGTAAAGTAATGAACAGGTTCATCTGTAGTTGCACTTTCAAGTCTGAATATACTTCCGTCTTCCATTGTGAAGACATCACCAAAGTCACCTTTGACTCGTGCATTTTTATCAGGTTCCATTCTTACTACACAAAGTTCTTCTTCTAATTCAATAAGTCCACCATCTTCAAGTATTAGTTGTTCATCAACTAGTGAACCAAGTTGGAAGATTTTACCTTTGTCTGCAGGTCTTCTTTCTGGACTTCTGACTAAATAATCGTGGTCGTCTGAATCTAAAGATAATGCAGTTGGTATTCCGTCATGTGAACCCTTTGCATGATTTGTTATCTTATTAGCAAAAGAATCAATAAAGGTTATGTTTATATGTCTTGCCCTATGTGAAGTATCATAGAATTCTGAATGGGCACCTAAATCTTGTCCTGCTGGGTTTGTAGTGTCTGTTGTATTTAAGATACCATAAGTACCAATATTGATTCCTGGAATACCTGCTTCCATTAATTGCAACATAGCACCAGAAGCTGTGACTTCACTATCTGTAGTCCAAAGATTTACAACTCTTGTAGAATTTGCAAACGCATTTGGAACTGCAATACCAACATCTAAGTTCATTATAAGTGTTGGTCTAAATCTAAACTGTTCGTCTGCAACTGTATTAATAGATGAATTAATTGCAACTTCACCGAAGAAAATATGTCCTGCTGGGTGAAGTAAATCTTTTAGTACACTTCTCCAACTGTTGATTGATTCACCAACCTTAACTACATATGAATGTGTTTGATAGTATACACCATCTTGTATGTTCGATGCATCTGCATCTAATGTTCCTTTATCACCCAATAATGCTTCGTTTACTGTTCCTTCTCCAGCAAATTTACCTCTTCCTGAAATTGGGTCTGATTTAAATACTGTAAACTTATCAACTGTATTGTATTTGACTACTTCACCTTCTAAGAATTCACCTGATAAATTAGTATATGTTAATATTTGTCTTGCTGTATTATAACTAACAACTTCTGCAGTTGTTCCTGAAGTTGCACCTGTAAGGACCAAATCACGATTAAGTGTTCCAGTTGGAGTAGAAATCATCATAGGATAATGTGATGATGATGAAACGACACCATCTGAGTCAAAGTTATAACCTTGACCTATAATGTTAATTGATTCTGCACCACCAATATCATCTGAATATGCAAGAAGTTTAGCACCTGTTCCTGATGCAACTACCTGTTTTCTATTTACTCTTTCAACACCTGAAAGTTGACCTACTATCTGTTCATTATCTTGGAATTCACCCACATCTGTATGAGCTCTTTTTACAATAATTCTTTTGTTTTGTATATCTAATCTGACAACTGTTGCAGTTGCACCTGATACTGTACCTGTTATTACTTCATCTACTAAGAAGTCACTTACAGAATCAAAATATAAATAACCACCTGGGAAAATTATTGGTATAGAAGTATATCCTACACCACCATTTTTAATCTCAACTTCTCTAATTCTTCCGTCATCTTTTACAATAGTTCCACTGTCATCGTATGCATCATATGTTATTGGTTTGCCTGTCTCATGCAATAGTTTATTACTTTCAGTATGAATTTCAATCCTATCATTAAGAGCTAAAGGAGTTCCAAATGTGACTCTATCATTCCTTGCAATATAATTGGAACCATCACCTGGGTCTACTTGTAATAATCCATTTTTGAAAACCTTTACTGTATGGTCATTGAAGAATACATATCTTCCGTTTATATCTTTAACTCCAGGTCCACCACATACTGCTTGTCCAGCAAGTGCAATAAATTCAAATTGACCCCAAAGTGTGGCATTCTCTAATATGATTTCATCACCAGTTGCACCGATAACTCCTTCGGCACCATTACCACCTGAATTGGTTTCATCAAATATGACTAAGTCTCCTGCCTCATAGTTAATACCACCACTTTCGATGATAATCTCTTTGACTCCACCGTCTGATAAACCATCGACTCTAGCAGAAGAATCTACGACTCCTGCATCATCTTTACTTGCAGTAAAAATTACGGTGTCATTCATTGTATACAGAGAACCTATTGTAGATTTCTCCATAAGAATACCAGAACCATCTTCTGCTAAGAGAACACCATCACCATCTATGTCATTGACTTGATGTATGTAAGTAGATGAACCACTATCTGTATTGATTGCAGTATTAACACCTGCTATAGTTCCTATGTACGATGTAATACCATCTCTATCTAAAACTTGAACACTAGTATTCTCTATAAAAGTTCCATAGTGATTTCTGGTTATACTACAAGAATATACATCTGTAGCAAGTGTATTGATTCTTTCTATATTCGCTTCTGCAAGTATAGTTTTTCCGTCTACATCAAAATAAGTTATCTTATCTGTTTCTGCAGGCACCTTTTCACTAGGCATTTTAAGAACCAATCTTCTTTCTTCACTGTAATCAGATTCAGATATGTAAATTGTCTCTTTATCAGGATATCTAACTTCAGCATCCTGAGCATATAAGAGTCTCATTAAGAATTTAATTGACTCTTCACTTCCTTTCTTCTGATACAAATCAGAAATGTTTTTAATTGTTAACCTTTTATTTTTTAACTTTGATAAGTCAATAGAAGGTAAGAAGTCTTTCTGGAAGTAAGAAAGAAATTCTTCTGTTGTATGGTCGATATCAGAGTAATCTAATAATCGATTGTTTGCAAGTATAGAATTTTCTGTATATTTTTCAACAATTGCAGTTTGCAAACTATTTCTACCTTCAACAGTTTCATCTTTTGAGAAACCATTTCCTGATATTGTAGAAATGTAAAGTTTGTTGCCATTGATGACATCTATTCTTGCAATAGAACCGTTTTCTTTTCCGTAAATGTATTCACCAACTTCTAAAGGGTCAGCATTTGCATTCGGATTAGTTGAATTCGATTCATTAATAATTTTTGATGTGTTTTCATCGGGAGACGGTGAGACGGTCGCAATCTCTACAAGTAGAGAACCTTGACCGTCTTCTAAAGCAATACCGTCTAAATCGCTTTGTGATTTAAGAGTTAAACACTCTTTCTCTAAGAATTCAAAATATGCAGATAAAAACGCCGAAAAGGCAGGTGCATCTTCTCTTACATGTTCTGGTAAGATTGTATGCAGTCTTTGTGTTATTTTATCCGATGATAATGATTCGTGAGACATTTAGTTTACTCTTATGTTAATGTACAACCATTGTTTGCAACAACAAACCATGCGGCACCATTCCACATACAGATACAACCTTCACCCTTTGCATCAAGTGTGATTTGTTCTGTTGTGTCATTTGTAGGTGAACCACCATACGCTGCAACAGTAATAGCGGCTGAACCACCACCACCCATTCCAGAACACGCGATTAACATCAATTGTCCAGTTTGTGTACCAGAACCTAAATCGAAAACGACTTTTGAACTGAATCCACTACCGTTTATGATATTAGTGAACTGATTTTGCAAAGTTGAACTAGTTGCCGTATGTGTGACAATATCATCTACTGCTAAATGAGTAGGAATATTTTCAAACAATTGACCAATAGTCATTTTTTTGTTGACAGGTGTTCCACCTGGGTTTTCAACGATGTGTAGTAAATCATCAGCACCAATTGCTGAATCTGATACTGCTGATAATGCTGATATTTTTTTATCTGCCATTTTATTTCTCCTTTTTTATATAATCCAAATTAATGGGAAACTACTCGCGGGACTCGCGACCACTTTATTCATAATGAATACCTTAATATGCAGAACTAGATGTTGATTTAAAACCAACCCCAGCACTACTCTCACCACTTGCGATGGTGTCTATTTCACCCTTAATCGTGACATCGGCAGAAGAGATATCTACTAGAGAACCTCTTGTTGCCACTACATCGTAGCTGTCAGGAATAATTGTGAAATCAATCGTTGTATTAGTGTTTACTGTTGAGGTAACCATCAATGCATTGACTGTTATTTTACCTGTAGTGTAGTCGACTGTTCCTGCAGTCGTATCACTATAGATTCTTGTTGAACCAGAAAGATAGTATCTTCTTAGATTACCATCTCCATCGTCATCAAAATATTGTATGTTTACAGAATCTCCTGTAACCGTAAATCCTGTTGAAGTTAATATACCACCTAAAGCTTTATTGTATTGTGCATTTGGGTGATAGAAAGCATTACCAAATTCATTTATGTACCCAATCTTTTTGTTTATGGTCATAGATGTTGCTTTCTTCAATCTTATGTTTGTTATATTAGATAAAATCGATGTATCTGTATCATCGATATCTCTGACTAAATTTGAATGTCTGAATATACTATCGAAGTTAGCAAGATTTTCGTTATCGTAATTATTTATTGTTGTATTAACTAACTGTTCTAACTCACCTTTCGAAAGTGTTGTAAAATTATTGTTGTATTTAAATATTGATGAGATAAGAATCTTAATAATCTCTGGATTTACAATCTCAGGTCTTACAGTCACCATATTCAATGCATTTAGTTTTCTAATAACTTCTGTCTTCTCTACTTCTGTTAAGTAGTCTGAGTTCTTAGGTTTGATTGCAAGAAATACTTTTCCGTATTCTGGTGGACTATTATCTTCACCACCCCATACTGCAACTGCATCTGCATTTGGATAATACTCTGATACTTTTGCTTTGTAGTCATTCAATGTGACTAGTCTGTTTTGAGATGTAAAGAATTTATTTGCTTTAAACTTGATTGATTCAATTGATTCTTTCTCTGCACCACCAGTCGCTGCTGTTGTAGTAGTAATGACGGAATCTGAGTAACCATTTATTGCAGTGATTTGAGTAAAGTTTTTTGCACCATCGGCGTGTTCTGCATCAACTACAATATAAGTCACTGTGATTATATCACCATCTAACAATTCTGTTCCTAATACACCATCACCAAAATAGATTTCTAAATATCCTTCTTCATTTTCTTGTGTATAGTAGACTTTAGATGTTGTTGATATGGTTGAAATGTCTGTAGATAAAGCAAAGGTCTCTGAAACACCTGCAGAGTTGACTACTAATGATAATTTACTTCTATCAACTCTCTCATTGGATAAAACAAACTTTGCATTCTTAATTTGTCTGTCATAGACAAAGGAATCAACCATGTATGTACCTTGTGATATCTCAACACCTGAATAGTTAAAGGTAGTACCATTTTGAGTTGGTTTATTTGTATCTGTAGTCACAAAGTCATATGATACACCATCAAAAACTGTTTGAAAAACATGTCCTCTAGGAATAGTCATATCTGAAAGTGTAGGGAAACTTCCGTCTGCATTCACAACATTGTTAAGTGCAATATCTAAGAGAGCAGATGATACCTTTTCAGATGCAGGTGTAAAACCTAAATCCTTGGCACGAGATACTACATTCTTTCTAATTTGGGCAGAATCTAAGAAGAGTTCTGACGCTGCAATATTAGTATTGACTGCACCAATGTGTGATGAGTATGCAAGTAAGTCAATCAATGTTGACATTGTTGAACCTTCGAAGTTATAATCTTTTAACTTCTCTTGTCCTTTAAGATATGCTTTTAGGTTATCTGAGATTGCATCGAAATCTAATTCTGTAATGTTTATTTGTGAACTCTTTGTTGCCATTATCTTGCCCTTTTAAGTGTCATGTTGACTTCTTGATTCGGCATACCATTCAAAATTGTATAATTTATTGTGATGTGCAAATCATTATTTCTTTTTATTGTGAATTGAGGTATTACATTTGAAACTCTTGGTTCAAAATCCTCAATAACTTCTTTAATTTTCATTTGTGCAGTTTTGACTCTTCTTTCAGTGTTAAGTGCAAACAATAAGTCTCTCATTCCACCAGCAAGAGCAGGTTTGAATGGTCTTTCATAGTAATTCGTCAACATGATATTCTTAATTGACTGTTTGATTGCATCTGAGTCTTTCTTAATTGTTAAATCACCTGTTATAGGGTGTGCAGTAAAGTTCATGTCTAAATCTGCATAAACTTCCTTCGCTGCTACATTCTTTCCTTGTGATTTTAAATCTGCCATATATCTATTTATACTCCCTATTTACCTTTTACTGAAGTATATTTACCTGCACTTGAACCACCTTTGATAGTTGTTTCATGTTTGTGGGTTGCAAGTGTTATTCCATTTCCAGCATCTGTTGATACATCACCAACTGCGTCAATTGTAGAATCATTTGTTTGGGCACCAGTGACATGAAGTGTTCCTGTGACTGTAGTATCTGATATAATCTCTGTTGTATTATTACCTGTTATTGTTATCTTGCCTTCTGATAATACATCTGTTGTTCCTTTAAGAATATCTGCTTTAAGATTGCCTTCTGTTATCTCAGAAGTCACATCTCCTTTTAAAACTTTAAGGTCTACATTTCCTGTATCGATTGTTATATTTACATTACCATGTCCTACTTGTAAGTCTGCGTTACCAGCAATATACACTTTGTCATCTTTGAGTATTGCAGTATAGTTATTGTTTACTATTCTTGTGACTTCTGAACCGTCTGCATGAATCTCATGGAAGGTTCC